AGTCACACCCCATACATACATATCAAGTTCCTCATTGTAGAATACAATCTCGTTGATTTCTTTGAGAATTTCCGCTCCATTGTCGCTTACAATGTAATACTGATAACATTCTTCGTTATAAGAATCTTCCTGCTCTTCTTCAAGCTCATTGATTTTATCTTGAAGTTCTTCCATCTTGCTTACCATAGCAAGATGTTTTTCACTGTTCTCAAAGCTTTCGTCTGCATCAATCATTTCGCTGATATCATACATAATGCTGTCGATTTCTTCCTGAAGTTCTTCGATTTCTTCCGTGTTGTCTACCATTCCGCTTTCCTGCTCCCAGTAGCCTATTTCATAGGTTTTCTGGATGATGTCGTTATTCAACACAGCATCAAAAGCTTTTGCCAAAGTTCCGTAATCAACATATCCGTTTTCCTGTCCGTATTCGCTGATTTCGTTTCCGTAAAAGTATTTTCCGTGTACCTGCATGTTGTTTTTCAACTCCTTATATTTATAATTTTATTTGTTGACTTGTTTATAGGACGATTTTTCAATCGTCCGTTATTTTTCTACATAATATAGAATGTAACCATATTGAAAAGTGAATTTGTACTTAACCATTTTATACTCTGGATGTTCTTTCAACCAATCGTCCATCTCATACGCTTCTGCAAAGTAATATTTTACTTTGATTTCTTTTCCGTCTGTTGTTTTCATGATGAACACCATCCTTTGTGGTTATGGTCTTTCCTTATCCTCAAATACAGTATAGCATACGAAACATACCTTGTCAAGTAGTTTATTGAAATTTGTAAATTGTTTACAATTTGTTCACAATTTTATTTTCCATTGCTTAATCAATGGATTTTCCAATAGCATTCATACAAGCTTCACGGAAGAATGTGTTTTTTGGAATATTATTTTCCTCGCAGTACGCTTCAATATCTTCCAACTCTGTGATTTTGAATAAAACTGTCTGGCGTTTATAATTTTTCTTTTCGTATTCTTTCCTTGCTTTTTTATTACACTCCATTTGATTCTTTTCTCTTATTGTCTTTGCCATAACAAATTTCCTCCTTTTCCATTTCAGCATACCCACTACTTTAGATTTGTGGTGTGTAGCTTTAAACAGCGGATTTCTTGTAGCTTTCCGCTGTCCTATCAGCTTTTATGCTATTATTATGTCGCTCATATCCATTGGTTTTCCAACCTTATTCCATTGTGTTACGCTGATTTGATACCCTTCGCTTTCGGGGAATTTTTCTTTGAAAATCATATACATCCCTTCCGCTTGCGTTAAGCTTGTAATACTTCTTTCCGCTGTTGCAAAAAAGTGATAACCATTCTTTGAAACATTGATTTCATAATACATAATACTTTCCTCCTTATGCTTTCAAAGTTTCAACCAATTCAACAAGTTTATCATAAAAATCTTCCGAAACATAACCAGCAAGATAACCGCCAATCTCATTTATCCATTGATAGATAAATTCATCTTCGTCATCTTCATACTGGCAACTTTCGTACCAATTTTCTTTGGTAAACTCTTTGAATTTTTCCATATTGTTTGTGATAAGTTCCGTCCACTTCACAATTAAAATATCGTCGTTCTGTTCTTCCAATTCGACTTTCTTCATCAGTTCAATGCAGAATTTATCATAATTATCTTCCGCATCTTCTTCGTCAATGTAGCAAACAGTAACTCCAGTATCAAAAACTGTGTCGCAGGTATCGTAATCGTTCTGGGAGATTTTCATAAAGTCATATAATTTCATATAATTTTCCTTCCTTCTCTTTTTATTTTAGCACCTACCTACTTTGGATATGGTAGTGTAGCTTTACTACGGAAAATAAATTTTCCGTAGCCATCAGCCTTATGCCTTGATAGTACATCTTGTCAGCTCTGTCTGTTTGACTCCCTTGTACTCATTGTGCGCTTTAATTGTTCCCTTGATTTTCCCTTTAAAATCGTCTTGCAACCAATTTGAAGTTTTCCATGTGAAAATGTTTCCATTTTCATCAACGATTTTGTAAATTGTGACAGTACCAAAATCGGTTGACCAACTTGTTAAAGCCTTAACAAGTGATACACAAAATTCAATTCTATCACCAATCTTTCCAACATGAGCGGAAATTTCTCGCTCTTTTTGTTTTTCTTCTTCCAATTTTCTACGCTGGGATTCTTTTTCAAGCTCCTTATCATAAGTAGGAAGAAGAGAAACCAAAATACCGATTTGTCCATAATTAACAAATCTCAAACTTCCGACAACCTTCAAATTATGCATATAATTTCCGTTGCCTTCTTGATTTGCCAACCATTCAAGAGCAGATTTTGCGATTCTTTCCGCTTTTGCGCTATGTGCATCGAATGCAACTCTTCGCATTTCTTCCTCGCATTGCTCCTCCATCTCTTTGCTCATCGGAAGACCTCCATGCTCTACAAAGTAGTAGTCCATAGTTTGCTTTTTGGTATTTCGTTCACTTGTGTTATATGCAGGGATATAACCAAAATGACGAATGGTTTCGCTTGCGTAACATAAGATTTCAAAAGTATCATAATATCTTTGCATTGTACCAAGATTATTGACTTCCTCACCTTGAATAAGTTCGTCAAAATAGGCAATATACCTTGCTATATTTTCCGCACTCATTCCGTTTGTAAAGTCCTTCAAACAAGCCTTTCCAACCTGCTTGAATTCTCCATTTTCGGTATTCTGCACAATATAAGTATATTTCCGTACTCTGTTACTATTGCAATGTTCACAAATCGGGTCAGCATTGTAGTAATTTTCTGGAATTTCAATTTCAGCGGATTCTACCGACTTTTTGAAGATATTTCCTTTTTCGGTATGCTCTACCGTTGCAATGAATTTCCAGTTATTAATGATTGCCGTTCCACTTGCTTCTACTATGATGAATTTTGCGGTGTATGTTTTGCCATTTTCCATCTTGACTTCTTTAAACTCTTCGCCAATCCGTTCATAGTGAAAATCACAACCGTATTTTTCACACTTGTTTCGGATAGCGTTCAACTTCTTTTCAAGTCTTTCCAGATTTCCTTCAAAAATAGAATATTGCATAGCTCCCTCCGTTTTTATTTTCCTTTTCTTTTTAATTCAGCATACCGCTTACTTTGGATATAGCGGTGTACCTTTAACAAGACAGATATTTCCGTCTTGCCCATCAGGGTTTATGCTTTGTTTAATTCTTCATCCAACTCTTTTAAAGCTTGTTCAAGTTCTTTTAAGAGTTGGTAGGTGTATAAGTCATAGACTTTCATTTTTTTACACCTCCCAGATAAAATTCTCCGTCAAGCTTCGTTGTGTTTGTCAATGATTTTCTGCAAGTCTGGCGTGATATTTTCCAAGACAGTATAGCCGTTTGCTTCTAACGCTTCTTCCATACCTTCTTTAATAAAATACTGTGTAACATCTTCAAATTGAATATCTTCCACGAAATTGTTTGCACCTACCCAGCCTTGTACATCATTTTCGTCGGGATTTACATAATCCCAACCAGCAACAAGCTCAAGATTAATTAAAATATATTCCGTATTGCCGTATGTTTCAAATTCTCCTACCTTGTAAACAAGATTCCCAGTATCATTGACAACATAGAATTTATGATTTTCAAGATAATGTTTCATAATTTATTCCTTCTCTCTTTTTATTTTTGTGGCTTCCCACTACACCCAGCGGAATTTTCCGCTGAATGTTTCGGCTGGTTGCCGTCCAGCCTCATCAGGTAGGTCAATGTGCATACTCATAAACTGCTTCTCCGTTTGAGAAAATTCCAAGGCAATGCAATTCTCTCCATCCGTATTCGGGAGCAACCTTTTCCATCCAACGATTGATTTTGCGAATTTCCGCATCATACTTGCGAATTGCTTGACTTCTACACATATCATAGTAGTATCTGCAATCCTCATTGTCTAGTTCGTGCGGATTTTCCTTTTCTTCCACGAAAAGCTGAATACCTGTATAATATCCGCTTTTGAAAACGATTTTGTGGAATGTTAGAGTATCGTTCAATTCTTCCATCTTGTCTTTAAATCCGTCATAACCATTGATAATGTCATCATAGAATGTTTCATTCCATAAATCCATTGTTTCATTATAGGATTTTTCCAGAATGTGTTTTTTCCATTCGTCAGAAACAGCGACTTCATATTCAGGATAATAATACTCATCATACTGAAATTCTTCCGCTTCATATTCTTCCAAACTGATAGGCTCAAAGGCTTGAATGTAAAGGCTAAAATTTTTCTGGGTATAAAAGTTTGGTGTACTCATAATATACCATCCTTCCTTTTCTCTTTTTAGTGATTTCTCACGACAAGAGGAAATTTTCCTCTTGTTTCGGACGGTCATCATCCGTCCATCATCAGGTGAGATTTTCAATAAATATCAACCGAAAAATCCGTTTCATTGTCACCATCGAAAAGCTCTTCATATCCTGCTTTGTTGTATTCTGCGGAAATAATAATCCAGTTGATTTCTTCCGTATAGACAATTTCTCCAAACTGTTCCAGATATTCTTTGATACTTTCCGCATCCTTCGGTCTACAAGTGACATATACATCGTTTCCGCTGTCATTTTCCACCTTGTAGAACATATCAGGATATTCCCTTGCATTATTCCATATATGCAAGAATGACAACGCATATTTCTGTACACCACCTTCAAGACGGACGGTGATTCGGATTGCTTTTTCTTTTTCATAGAACAAATTAATCATGATTTTTTCCTTTTCTTTTTTAAATTTTTGTAGTTTCCTACGACACGGATTTCTCCGTGTTTCGACAAGTAACTATCTTGTCATCATCAGGTAGGTTTCAAATTTCACAGCAAGTTAAATTCCAAGCGTTTCCAAGCTCGTAATATAATCCGTATTTTCCAAGAATTTTGGAAAATTCCATCTCAAATTTTGCTCCCCAGTATCCATTTAATACTTCGTATAAACTTCCTTCAAAGCTCATACTCAAAATATTTGGCTCTGCGACATACTCAAAATAATCCTTCGGGTTTGCCTCATACTCAAAATATTTATTTTGGTTATAGCAAAATTCTGTTCCGTCCTTGCTATTTGTGCTCCAGCATTTTCCATTAAAATAAATGTGTACATCAATCCACAATTCATTTTTAATCAAAAATGCGTGAATTTCCTTTGCTAACTGTTCAATTTTTTTATGCTGTTTTGCATTCATTTTTGACAGCTCCCTTTTCGCTTTTATGTGGTTTTCCACGACGCTCCAAGCGTTTCGGCAAGTGACCAACTTGCCATCGTCAGGTGGAATTTACTTTTGTCCGTCAAATTTACAAATACCTTCTTTGACAGCTTCTTTTGCGATTTCTCCCTTGCCAGTAGTCAGGAAGATAATCCAATTCAAGATTGATTTTAGTACTTTTTTCATACGATTTTTCCTCCGCATTTAATAATACTTGCAATTATAACCATTGTTTCGGATTCTCCGAAGTGCATTCTATAACGCAACATGTTATATATTTCTTCAAATGATATGGGATTACCAGATAATGTATTTCCGAAGTATGCAGTATTATCTTTGTTTGCGTTAATAATCTGTTCACATTCTTTTTTCGTCCAATGATTTTTCATATGATTTTTTCCTTTTCTTTTTATTCAGGTTTTCACCTACCCCAGCGGATAAAACCGCTGGACGCTCACGGCTTAAAGGTCTGTTTATACTTGCCGTGACAAGTTTTTAAAGCATCGTGTAAAGCTCTTGCAGGTCTGCATAAAATACAGGTTTGTTTTCGGCAAGGTCTTGCATCATGACAGCTTCTTTTGCTCCCGTCATACGCTTTATATTGTGCTTGCGTTTGTATGCTTCTCTAAAGTCTGCAAATTCAGCATCAAGCAAAGCATAAACGCATCTTTTCATGACGGATTGATAACAGTATGATTCCCAAGTACGATTATAGTACTGAACTTTTGCCTCGCCTATCAAACTACCGTTTTTATACAGTTTTGTTTCATGTACAAAACCAGAACGATTTGAACGATAGGAATTGACAAATTCATACTCATTATTGTTTATAATCTTTGTTGTAGTACTCATAATATAGCACCTTCCTTTTCTTTTAATCTGGACGCCTTGACTTGCAAGGCGTTTCGTCTTAATTTTCAAAGACTCATCAGCAGATTTTTATATTACGCTTAATTCTTTTAATGCTTTTTTGCCTAGCGTATAAATATGCGTATCATCACAATTATATTTTTCATACCATTCGCACATAGTATTTGAGCCTATAAAAGCACGGAGACAGTCAAAAGTTAAACGCTTTTCAAAGTCGTTATATTGACCGCTTGCCTTTAGTTTTGGAGCGTATTCTTTGATTTTATCAATATGCTTTTCAAATTGATTTTTTACAAATTCAAATTCATTTTGAAGCTTCATGACTTATACCTTCCTTTTCTTTTTATTGAGTTTTCGCTCATCCCAGCCTTTATTGAGGCTGGACGCTCCCAGCTTAAGAGCCTATTTTTAATCGCTGGGACGATTATTTTTAACAAGTAATTAAATAACTATTTTTTGTAGTTACAATACGCCAGCCGTTTTTTACTTGCCAAGATACTGTATATTGATAATCGTTATAACTGCAAATATGAAAGTTTTTGCCGTGTTCTGCTGAACACTTAAAAATTAAATCAATGAAAATATGATTTTCTAAAGGCGTATAACTTGAATAAATGTCATCAATCAAAAAGCCTTTGTCTTGTTTGGCTAGTTTAATCATTGCCTGACCTTTATGCGTTTTGCCGTCGATAACTTTCATTTTTGACAGCTCCCTTTTCTCTTTTTATAGGATTTTATCCCGACGCCCGTGCTGGGCGTTTCGTCGTAATTTTCAACGACTCATCAGGGGATTTTACGGGGAATTATATAAAATACATTTCCCCGTTAATCTCAAGAGCAACAGCATCCTGATTCAATTCTGTTTTTACTGTCTCGCAAAAATCAATTACTTTTTCGATATTGTTTTGTAAATCTGTATCGCTACAATATGCAAATACCATTGTTGAACGTTCTTTTACTAAACCAGCAGAAGGGCTTACCCAGTATCCCAGAGCCTCGCAAGATGTAGCACCGCCGAAAGACTCGGAAAGTAAAACAGCGCAAGCATCAATATATTTTTTTGTGTTTGCTGTCTGGTTTATATCTACTGTTGACGGGATATAAACTGTAATTTTGCTAGACAATTTAAACATATTTTTTAATTTTGCGTTCATCATTTTTGACCGCCTCCATTATCTTTTTATTTTGCCTATCGCCTTTTTACATACGGGCTTTAGACCGTCAACGGCAGGTTTAGCAGGGTATAACCTTAATAGTTATACCCCAGATAAAAAGATAAAGGAAAAGGAATTTTTAACGTCGACTTGCTACATTTTCAAGCTTTCAGGTGTACGCCTCATGCGATACTTTTATAACCTTACGACTTGACACGCTTTCAAGCTCGACTATTCAATTATCAAGGAACGCCAGACCTGCTACGCCTTTATAGCCTCGTACGCTAAGGCTCGCGCCTCTGTTGCATCTCAGCGGTTGTAACGGCTGAACGCCTCCCGCCTGCTGGCTTTAACTGGCTATGTGGTTGTAACAAGTTACCCCAGCCAAACGGCTGACGGAGCTTTGAAGGTTTAGCAAGTTTTGCGCTTGCTTTACCTTACACTTAAAGTATAGCATACCTTGCAAGGTAAGTCAATAAACAAACTGTAAATTAATTTTGAACAATTTGTGAACGACTTTCACTAGCTCGTATGCTGTCAATCAGGCGAGCGTTTGCCGTTTGCCTTTTTGACGATATCATTTTACCATACTTTGCAAGGAATGTCAATGAATAAACTGTAAACTATTTGTAAATTGAAAATGAATTTAATATGAATTTGGCGTGAATTAAATGTGAATAAATTGTGAATGGAATTTGTGGAGTTTTAGATAGATTTTTTTATAGGCTATTACGGAAATGCGAAATAGTTTTTTCTATTATTACGGAAATGCGAAATATTACGGAAAACCGAAATAATTAAACGATGCGAAAATGTGTAAAAGTATATTCAATAAAATGCTTTATATAAATATATATAATAAAAAATATTTATAGTAAAAATCGCTTGAATTTGAATGCGAAAAAATAATCTAAAATCGCATTGAACGGGAGCGGGCTATTTTACATTTTTTTTCAATTTTTTTTGGCGGTTGGAGGGGTAAGGTGATACATCTATTCCTCAATAAAATTTTTACCATTCCGTTCCTATATACAACCTTCCTATATACAACCAAAGAATAAAGTCTTTTAGTCTCCTTAATTACCTTCTTAATTACCTCCTTAGTTAATCACTTAATTACTAACTCATACCAGCTCGAATCAACCAAAACTGTTTTAAAACAATCGCTTATTATACTATATTTATTTCTATCACTATTCTCATTTCATTATTTTATTTATATATCATTTTATCTATAACTTTTAATTTTTCATTTTCTCATCCACCCCTACTTTACACTCTCTTATCAATCAAAATTCGTTTCTTTTTTTACGGTAAATTTACGATACAAATAAAAAAGTATAAAAATTTTAACTACGCTTAAATAACCTAAAAACAAAGCAATTTAAAACCATTAAAATACTCAGAGATACCATTTTATTTTATGACCCAAAAACTCTTATTTTTTCAAAATTACATTCTAAAGTGTTCTTAAATCAATGCTCAATTATTTTTAAACAACTTTAAAATAATGTTATTTCAAATTTAAAATATTCAAAAAATATCCCATCTTTGCCGTAAAATCTTTACCGTAACCAAATTAAAAAATTCTAACATCACCTTGTTTTAAGGCTGTATATATCTAAAGTGTCTATTATGAACCGTAAAGCCAAAAATTATTTTTTATAATAACACCTCTTACTGAGAGACAAATAAATTCTTGAAAAAAAAATTATGAAAAAAATAAAAAAATTTTTAAAAAAACTATTGACAATCTTATAATAATGGTGTATAATTATATCAGCAAAATAATTTATCAAATTATTGATTATTCAACTAATAAAGTTATAATAAATAATATTAACACAAAATAATAATTATAATTATAACATAGTATAAAAATTATAATCCTCTATATTCAATAAATCGGCAGCAGATGAGCGTAGCTCATTAGTATTCTTATACTTTTATTATACTTATAGGATAGAAGTCGAAAAAGGGGTACAAAAAGTACCCCAAAATGACGCAAGTTTGACAAAAAGGGGTACAAAAAATACCCTTTTTTCACCACGATAGTATTTATGATATCTGATGGATGTGATATTTTTGAAAGGAGATGATATAAGTGGATATGCGTGACAATGACGATAAAGATTATAAATATGAATATTCTAAAACTCTATTAACAGATATGGAATCAAAATATATATACCTCCCTTTGTCTGTCATTGTAAACAATGAAATAGATGTAAAAAGAATTGGCATATTATCATATCTAAGAATACACTGTGGCTTAAATGATATGGTAGGTTTTACTGTTCCAGATATGGTTGAATGGTGTGGTATGAAGCCAAATAATAGAGATGGGAAAACTAATGATAAATTCTTAAGCGTTATAAATGATTTAAGTAGTATGGGCTATTTAACATATTTGACCGAACAAAGTAAAAGCTCTTATATTAAATGCAAGTTTAATACTGAGTTATATTATAATGAATGTTCTAATGGATATGCTGTTGTATATTTGGATGAATTTAAAAAAATAATGGATTATAAAAACTTGCAAGGTAATTCTGTCAATAATGTAACCATGCTCCTTGTCTTTGCTTATTTAAGAAACAGAATAAGACGGAGACCAAATGAATTAAAACCAGAAGAAAGAACATTAGACGGTATAAGGCAAAGAAAAGAAAGATTGCCAGATGCTTTTGATGGTAATATTTCTGATATCGCAAAAGAGTTAGGAATACACAAACAAACTCTCTCAAAAACAATTAATATTCTTGAACAAGAATTAGAATTAATAATAACTGACAGAGCTTATAGAATTAAAATTGATAATAATGAATTTAGAACACTGCCTACTATCTTTGCCAACTCTTATAAACGAGAAGATAAATATTTGTTAGCTGCTGGTGAAGAATATAGTAGAGCGGAAATTGAGTTAAAAGCTCAAAATATGAAACAACATTATCAAGAATATAAAATTGATAAAAGAAAAAGAAAAAACAATAATGAAAGGAGGAATTAATTATGAATAAAGAATTTTTATTTAGTAACACATTGTTCGATAAAGAACTTGATGAAAAGTTTGACGAACAAACACCTTATCATAAAGATAAAGATATAGATTTGTATTTAACAGAATCTGATTTCTATCCACCTTGTGATAACAGAATGTGGAAATCTAATGTTGCAGATATAAACGGCGGAGATAATTTTGCCGATTATTGCGAATACTTTTTTAGAATGCTTGAAAAAGAAGAATATTATGATAATTAATAATCAATAATTTAAACAATTAAAGTTATAAATATTGGAGATGATGTACAATGCTTGATGTTCAAGTACAGATTCTAAGTGTAGATACGGGCGATTTTTATAGTAATCGTGAAGCAATGCTGCATTGGTTCAATCATAAACTTAGAATAGAAAGAAATGAATTAAAGAAAAAAGAAAGCGATATTGTCAACAAGTTATCTGAATACGGAATTAATAAAAATGATTTGATATCAATTTTAAATTATGAATTTGGTTTTGAGTCACTGGATGATAGCTCTGTCGTGTCTGAGCTTGGCGAAGAATATTGTAAAACTGTAGAGTTAATTAAGCTCAAAAATAAAAAAATTAAAGAGTCAAAAAATAAGCTGCTGAAATTGTTGGCAAATAAAGTAGAGTCTAATGCTGTTACAAATGGAATACATCATATTAGAGAATTAAGAAATCTTAATCCATCGGGAGATAAATGCAATATATATAAATATGCAAAAGAACCGTTCAATGATAAAAAGATTATTTCGGTGTTTGATTCTGCTTTTACAAGAATGATAGGTGCAAAACAAGATGAACTAAACGAAGACTTTATGGTTGTACAAGTTTTCTACTTTGATATTATAAAAGACTTAATTTATCACGGATTTACTTACAAAGGTGAAAAATATATTTACTTTACCTCTTCTGCTGGACAAATTAGAACCAAAAAGACTGTTTTTATAAAAGAATCTGTTTGGAAAAAATACGAAAAAACAATTATGTGCGGATTAACAATCGACTCTATTAATGCTAAGGGTGGTAATAATCCTAATAAACATTTGGCTTATATGGCTTTGACTAATTCCGCTACTGATGTTTGGGAAGAATTTGATATTGATAAAACGATAGTAATTGACGATTTTGAAACAGATGTATATGGCACATACGACTTAGTAGACGATACTGATTACTCTATTAAAAGGGTGTCTGATTATGTTCCTATTACCCATACCGATGGCGCTGGAATGATGCTTCCTTGTGCTTTTGGTAAAGAACAAAAAAATCAAATGGTGCGATTACCTTGGATAAAAGGACTTTTAGGAGTGTTTGATTTTAAGAAATTTATAGAGGTTAATAATTGCTCTTCTAAAATTACGGATATATACGGCAAGACATGGGATATCATAGAAGATGATATTCAAGTAATTTTTACAAAGAGTCAAACTAAAATGTGGAAATATTACGACTCTTGGGAACAGTATAAAGAATATTATAAATATTATAAGTGCACTGCTGGATATACTAACAAAGAAGAAGATAAAATTAAAGACGCTACTATTAATTATCAAATGCTGCAGACTCTTACCGAGGTAAACGATAATGAGATAGAGCAAATTATTAATAGGTCAAATAACAAGTTGAAAAATTTATGCTCTTCTATAGAGTCTATGAAATCTGCTTTTGGTGTAACACCAGATACTTGCGAAGGTAATATGACATATTTACAGAAAGCCATTAAACTTTATCCTGATTTAATGAATGATGAATGGCTAAAAATTATTTTAAGACAGATTAAAGATAGTATGGTCAAAAACTACAAGGCGGGAAGTTTATCTATTAATGGCAAGTATACATTTTTGTTGCCAGATTTCTATGCGGCTTGTGAGTATTGGTTTATGAATAATAAAAATCCCAACGGCTTATTAAATGACAAAGAAGTTTTTTGTTGGTTATTTAGAAAGGCAAAAGAACTTGACTGTTTAAGAAGCCCGCATTTATACAAAGAACACGCCATTAGAGATAATATGGCTTGGAATGGCAACAAAGAGAATCAACAGCGAATTAGAGAGTGGTTTAATACTGATGCGGTTTATACAAGCTGCAAAGATTTAATTAGTAAAATTTTACAGTTTGATGTTGATGGCGATAAATCTCTTGTGGTAGCTGATGAAAATATTATTAATGTTGCCAAAAATAGTATGAATAACATTGTTCCTCTTTATTACAATATGAGAAAGGCATCTCCTGTTCAATTAAACAATCAAACAATTTATGATGGTCTTAATGCAGCGTTTATCGGTGGTAACATTGGAATATATAGCAACAATATATCTAAAATTTGGAATAGCGATATCTTTGTCAATGGCTCTGTAGAAGAAAGACAAAACGCTGTTGATTTAATTAAATTGTTGTGTATGGAAAATAATTTTGTAATTGACTTTGCCAAAACTTTATATAAGCCAGAGAGACCCGATTATATTCACGATAAAATTACAAGTTTTACAAACAAAAAACTCCCCCACTTCTTTACATACGCAAAAGACAAAACAATTGACCAAGTTGAAAATATTAATAATAGTTTGGTAAATAAATTAGATTCTAAAATAATTAATCCAAGAATTAATTCTCGCAGCATTGGATTAAAACAAATTGACTATACCAAATTAGTAAGCAATCCAGATATTGAATGTCGTGTTGTATTTAATAAAAATGGGAAAATTAACGAAGAATTATCAGACCCTATGATTGTTAAATATTATGAACTTAATCAGCAATATCATTTTAAGGTTAATATGGAATGCGCCGAATTAACAAGGGGCGACTTGTTAAGTAATACTCAATACAAACAAGATTTATTTTTTAAAAGAATTGCTAATGAAATTCGCACTGAGCTTTCTCAGTTTGGATATAGTGAATCTGAGATTGTTGATATTTTGGTCAAGTTTTTGTATTATGTTAAACCAAGTAAACATAAAAGTGTTCTTTGGTTTTGCTATGGAAAACAGATTTTTGAGAACATAGAGAAAAATATTAAGTCAAAAACTAAGATTATTCAGTGTGTTGATTGCGGCAAATGGATTGAGATTGGCATAAAAGATACAAAGACTTGTCGGTGTGAAGATTGTTCAAAAGAACATAAGAGAGAATTAACTCGCTTAAGAGTTCAAAAACATAGAACGAAGTCTATGTAACGCTACCAAAATGCTTTTATAAACAACCAATAATTAAGGTTATATATCATTTTTATAAATTTTATAAATAACCTTATTTTAAGGTTGTTTATATTATGTACATTTAGCGCCTATAAGGGAAACACCCTCGAAAACAAACAGTCTAAAGGTTGCTGGCAGAAAGTACTAATTAGAAACTACAGATAACCTTTAGATACTTTGTTGATAAATATTTTAATATTTTATAAAATTTTATGTTAATTATTTGAGGTGAATTTATGAAAGAAAAAATTAAAATAACAAAAGAAAATCTTATTAAGGATATTGCTAAACAAACTAATAAAAATATAAGCGATGTTAAAGATGTTTATAATACTTTAGAAAAAACCGTTTTTGACATCCTCTCTTCTGTTGATGTTAATGGAGATATAACCATTAAATTATTTGAAGGTATTAGTTTGGATGGAATTTATATCCCTAAAAAAACAAAGCAAAATAATTTAACTGGCAAAATAAGTATTGTAGAAAGTAAGATTAAACCCAAATTCAATGTTACTCGTTCTTATTGTGAAAAGTTAAATTCAAAGTAAATAATTAATTATTTGATATAAGCAGTGTTTCACTGATTATATATACTATCGCAGTTATCCAAAGAGATGGCTGCGATATTTCTTTTCATTCATTTTTCTACCTTTTGGCTTGTTGGCTGCCTATCCTTTTGGATAGGTGGCTGATAAAGTTTGAGGATAAGAGAAATGAATATATGCTTCGATATCTCAATTGGCAGAGGACTTGATTTGTAATCAAGATGTTGTGGGTTCAATTCCCTCTCGAAGCTCCATACAAAATAAAGGTGGTATATCTATGTACCACCTTTTGTCTTTTATATTTTTTTGTAATGTTTGGAGGTTAAATAAAATAAACATGGATGAATTTAGAAAATTAGATAATGAAAATTATCATCAATATATTTGGCGAATGGACGGATTAGTTCAGTCTGGTAAATATAAAAACTGGAAAGAAATAACACCTCTTATTAATAGAGAGTTATTTGGCGACGATGAAGAGTTGTATCGAGATGAATCAGCTTTCCGCAAAGCTGTAAAGTATGCAAGAGACTTTTATGAAGCTGGCGTATTTGGCGATAACGAAGACGAATATTATAAAAAGTTACAGACTGAAAAGCGAGAATTGCAAAAAGTAAAAGCCCAAGTTCAAACTGAGAAGTTAGAATATTCTCGTTGGCTTAGAGAAGAAGCAAGAGATGAACTAATTACAGAGAAAATTTGTAATGCAATATCTTCCCTCCCCTCTCTCGATATTCCTCATCATATTTACCCTGTTCATAATTCTCGTGCTTATGCGTTGGTTTTTGGCGACGAACATTACGGAGTTGAATTTGAATTAAAAGGATTGTTTGGAGATATTCTTAATGCTTATAGTCCCGAAATTTTTGAAAAGAGAATGTGGGATTTGTTTGACCAGACTATCGAAATTATTCAAAGAGAGAATATTGATAGCCTAAATGTTTTTTCTATGGGAGATTTTAGTGATGGTGTTCTCAGAGTTTCACAATTAATGAAATTAAGATATGGTGTCGTAGACGGAACAATTAAGTATGCTGATTTTATTAGTGGTTGGCTTAACGAATTAACTAAATATGTGCGAGTAAAATATCAGTCTACTAATGGCAACCATACCGAACTTCGCCAATTAGGACAACCCAAAGGTACTTTTACAGAGGATAATATGGGAAAGGTTGTATCTGAGTTTATTAAAACACGATTAAAGGATAATCCTAATTTTGAATATATTGAAAATCCTACTGGCTATATTTATGCAGAGCTTGTGGGAAATCCAGTATTGGGGATACATGGAGAGGTAAAAAATATGAGCAACGCCATTAAGGAGTTTTCTTCTATTTATGGCATACACATTCAGTACTTGTTGGCTGGTCATTTGCATCACAACAAAGTCGAGGAAGTGGGCGTAAATCAAGAAGTAATAAATATTGGCTCTATTATTGGCGTAGATAGTTATTCTCTGTCTTTAAGAAAAACATCGAATGCTTCTGCCAAGTTATTGGTGTTCGAACAAGATAAGGGAAAAACTTGTGAATATATATTAAAGTTAAATTAAAAGAAATAAAGTTATAAAAATATGGAGATTAATTAAATAATGGAAAAAGATATAGAACTTTACTATTGCTACTCTCTCAACCTTAGAGAATTTCTTTATAACAATGGTGTGAGATATAAATTAGCAGCACTGAACCCTAATAGTAAGAGTCTGTTTTGGGTTTATGTTAAAGATAAAAAATTAGACAAATTATTGAGTGAGTGGTCAGCTAATAAACAGACTGCTTTTGAAAAATAAATACTTTGATGTAGAAATGATGTGGAGGTGAAACATATATATGCCAAGAGGTAGACCACCAAAAAAAGACAAAGAGTTGCAAGAAAATCAAGATGCAAACACCCAAACGAAAAAGGGCGTTAAATCAACCAAAGATAAACGTGCTTGTTTTTATTGTGGGAGAGAATATGTTGAAACAAATTATTATAATTCAAATAGTGAATTTTATAGTAATACAGGTAAAATTCCATATTGTAAGCAATGTATAGAAAAATTTTATCAACAATATTACGAAAGATATACCAACGAGGGTTGTTTAACTCCTGAAAAGAAGGCGGTTCAAAGGCTGTGTATGATTTTCGATATTTATTATAGAGATGATGTTTTCGAGTCTTCTATGAATAAAATTAAAACAAGCGGTATGAACATAACTCCCATGTTTCAATATATGAAACAAATACAACTTCAGCAATATAATCGTAATAAAGAAACATATGAGAAGACTATAACCGAAGCAGAGCAAGAGAATTTTGCTATGGCTTCTATTTCGGATATATCTGGCGAAACAACCGTTGACCAAAAGACGATTGATTTCTTTGGTAGTGGGTTTACCGATGAAGATTATAAATTTTTAAAAAGAGAATATGAAGATTGGACTGCGAGACACGAGTGTAAAACTAAAACGCAGGAAGAAAATTTTAAGGACATATGTTTCAACAGATTACAAAATCTAAAAGCATTACGAAAGGGCGAAGATACAAAAGATATCACGGCTTCGTTTCAGAAAATGTTGGATGCTGGTAAATTGCAACCTAAACAAAATGCTGGCGATACTACAGCGGACAATCAAACATTTGGCACTTTAATTGATAAATGGGAGAATGAAAGACCTTTGCCCGAAATTGATGAAGAGTTAAGAGATGTTGATAAAATAGGAGCTTATATGGACATTTTTTATCGTGGACATTTAAGCAAGATGATGGGCTTAAAAAATGGATTGTCGAACTTATATACAAAATTTATGAAAAAGTATACTGTGAACAAACCAGAGTATAACGATGAAGAAAATAGTGAAGTTTTATTTGACGCCATTTTTGGAAACGCCTCTTTGGACTCTAATGAGGACAACGAGGGGGTGGTGTAACGATGGAAAAAAAGAAATCTGAAAAGCAATTAGCCAATGAAAAATCTGAACGAATCATGCAAGGCGTTGCTTATTGGGCTAGTTTCTATCGTCATTAGCAAAATCCTCAAAGATTTGTTAAAGAATATTTAAATATTAATTTAAAATTATTTCAAAAAATATTATTATATATGATGATGTGTTGCAACTACTTTATGTATTTGGCGGCACGAGGTCAGGGCAAGACCTTTTTAACTGCGCTCTTCTGTGTAGTTAGGTGTATTTTATTCCCCAAAACAAAGATTTGTGTGGCTTCTGCAACTAGAACTCAAGCAAATGAAGTTCTTCTTAAAATAACAGACGATTTTATGAAGAATTATGGATGGGGTTCGGAAAATCTAAGACGAGAAATTACATATGCGTCGGTGGGTGCAAATAAAGCAGTCATTGAGTTTGCTAATGGTTCTTGGATAAGGGTTGTTACCGCTTCAGATAGTGGGCGAGGTGCGAGATGTAATATACTTCTCGTAGATGAGTTCCGTATGGTTGACTTAGATACAATCAATACCGTTCTTAGAAGATTTTTAACGGCACCAAGACAGCCTAATTATTTAAACAATCCAAAGTATGCGCATTTATTGGAACGAAACAAGGAATTCTATATGAGTTCTTGTTGGTATAAATCGCATTGGTCTTTTGAAAAAGCAAAAGCATATGTAGTGAATATGCTTGATGAAACAAAAAAATATTTTATATGTGGTCTTCCCTATCAAATTTCAATTAAAGAAGGATTGTTGTCAAGAGAGCAAATTGAAGATGAAATGTCCGAATCTGATTTTGACCCAATGAAGTTTGCAATGGAAATGGAATGTCTTTGGCACGGCGATACAGATGGCGCCTTTTTTACATTTGATGACATATCAAGTCGTAGAAAGTTAAAAACTGCTATTTATCCCACTTCTTTGATTGGTAATAGTAGAAACTTAAAAATACCAGATTTGGTTCCAAACGAACGTAGAATATTATCAGTGGATATAGCTCTAATGGCTTCTAAAAAGCAGAACAATGACGCAAGTGCAATTATTATTAATAGTGCTATTCCTACAAACAATGATAACTATACATCTAATATTATATATATGGAAAATCACGAAGGTTTAACCACTGATGAGTTGGCATTGGTGGTTCGTAGATTGTACGATATGTATAAATGTACAGATTTAGTTGTGGATACAAATGGTGTTGGACTTTCCGTATTTGATATGCTTATACAAGATATAGTTGACCCAACTACTGGTGAACTATACCCCGCCCTCTCTTGTTGTAATGATAAGGCTATGGCAGAGAGATGCAAGGTTGATAATGCGCCCAAAGTGATTTGGTCGATTAAAGCAAGTGCGGCATTCAACAATGAGATTTGTACTCTTCTTCGTAGTGGATTCCAAAACGGAAAAATCAATTTGCTTGTTTCAGAATTTGAAGCCGAGGAAATTTTAAAAGACAAAATTAAAGGTTTTAACAAAATGCCAGCTTACGAACAGATGCAATATAAGTTGCCTTATATTCAAACAACACTGCTTGTTTATGAGTTGATAAACCTTGAATATGAGATAAAAGGTACAAATGTAAAGATTACTGAAAAAAGTGGTATGCGTAAGGATAGATATTCTTCTCTTGCGTATAACTATTGGGTTCAATGTCAGCTTGAACGAGAAATGTTAAGAAAACAAAAAACTGGGTTTAATGCTTCTGATTATGCGTCAAAGTTGAGAAGATTAAATCATCGTCCTACGACTTATTAAAGTATGACAAATAAAATTACAAATAATAAATTAAATTCTAAAGAAAGGGGTGAGATATCGTTTTGAGTAATGAAAAAGATAATATACAAAGTATAGATATTCCTATTTATACAGAGTCAGATTATAAAAATGACCAAAGTAAATTTGAAGAATCTATGAAAACGGGCAAAGTTGATTTTAAAAATTTTCAACGCCTAATGATAAGAGATATTTGTACTAATACGAGCGTTATTGAGACTGGTTGTATTGGCGATGTGAGTTTAAAAGATGTGGAACTTGCATTAAAGCATCCCAAACAAGGTTGGAAGATATTGTTAGACGCTTCTAATGAATTAATGCGTATCTCTCCCCACTACTTTAGAATGAATAATCTGTATTCTAATATGGCTTTGTTCTGTTGGTGGATAGATTTATATGATGTTAAAGATAATGCACAGATTGATAAAATAAAGAAAACTTATGCTGCCCTTGCTGCTAAGTTGGAGAGTATGAACCTAAAACACGAATTTTCTAAAATAATGAAGGTTATACCTTATCAAGATATTTATTGTGGATTAGTGTTTGAAAATCAATCAGACTTTTTCTTTCAACAGATAAATTACAAGATTTGTGAATTATGTGAAATTCAAGATGGTTTGTATAATTTTAGAATAGACTTAACTAAAATAGACGCTACAAATCTCACCGCATATCCCGACTATGTTCAACAGGCGTGGGTGGATTTAAGAGATAAAAAAGTCAATCCAAATATTGTCGGTCAATGGTATAAACCATCTGCTGACAAGCAAATTTGTTTAAAGATGAATAGTCAGTGGATTTACCCCTACCCTATTCTTATTGGATTAATTAAGGATATTCTTAATTTGGATGTTTATAAGAAATTAAAATTGCAATCCGCAAGAACGGATAATTATAAGGCGATTGCCGTTGAGGTGCCTATTGATGAGAATACGGTTGATAAGCCTTTGCTTACTCCAGATACACTTGGAATTTTTGCTGAAATTAATAGAGAAAGTATGACTGACGATATTGGTCTTATTCACACACTTGGTTCAAGTGCTACACCTATTAGTTTTAAAGACTCAAGCAATACAAGAAATAATGTTAGCGATGCCGTAGATGAAATTTATAATTCGTCTGGTATTAGTAAAGAAATGTACAATGGTAGTTCATCTGGTACAGCTCTAACACTTTCTATTGAAAATGATTCTGGATTTATATATGGATTATATAGACAATTTGAGCGTTGGACTAACCGTTTGATTAAGATTAGAAAATATAATAAATCAGCATTTAAATTTTTATTCTATCTTGTAGATGTTACTATTTTTAATAGAGATAATGTTTCTAAGAGATATAAAGAAGCGGCAAGCTTAGGCGCTTCTGTTATTGACAAATGGCTTGCTACGCTTGATATGACACCTTCTCGTACATTAGGTTCGTTTGTGTTACACAAAGATGTTTTTGATTTTCAAAATAACTTTGTGCCGCTTCAATCTTCATTTAATAGTTCTATGGAGGGAGAGGTTGGCAGACCGACCAATGAGAGTAAAGGGAAAACGCTTGATGAAGCTGGCGAAAAAACAAAAGACCTTGATTCAAACATAGATAGATAATTTAATTGATATTCGAAGGAGTTGTAAAAATGAATGAATGTTTATTTTGTTGTAAAGGAAAACGATTAGCCAATTATTTACTTGAACATAATTGTAAGTTAATAAGAATTGATTGTGACCAGAAATCAGAAGGATTTCTGGTCTTTATTTTTGAAAAAAGTCAAAATCTTAAAGATGCTTTACAATCTTGGAAAATAGATAAAAGTACTTATTTGTTTTAATAGTTATGTTTTAGAAGGAGATGTTTCGTATGTTTAATGAAAAAACTAATAAATATGAAGGCTATATTTATTGTATATATAACACAATGAATTTTAGCGGATATATTGGGCAGACGATTAGAAGCGTAGAGATGCGATTTAAGTCGCATAAGTCCAGTAGTAAAAATATAAACAAATCAATTTATTTATATTCAGATGTAAGAACTTTCGGATGGGATATTTTCGATGTTTTTGAAGTTGAAAAAATCGAAGCCGATACTTTATCTGAGTTAAAAATATTACTTAATGAAAAGGAAATTTTTTATATTGCAAAATATAACACTTTATACCCTAATGGATACAATATTTCAAAGGGTGGATGGATTTTAGGTAATACTTTTGAAAGTTGCAAGGTTTACAAGTTTGATTTAGATGGCAACTTACTATCGGAATATCAGTCTATAACAGATGCCGCAGAAAACAATCATCTAAATCAATCTGATATATCTAACTGTTGTAATAATAAAAAAGTTGCTACTGTTGGTGGGTTTTATTGGTCTAAAAATAGAGTGTTGAACAAATCTAAAATCAATACTCAAAAGAAAAGAATAGTTATGATGGATGCAAACGAAAATATAATTAGAGAATTTAATTCTGCAACCGACGCTTCTCTGATTTTATTTAATAATAAAAGTAAGCGTTCTGCTATTTCAAAGTGTTTGACGGGCAACAATAAAACCGCTTTTGGTTATATATGGCGATATAAATAAAGGTGATGGTCATATGATTAAAAGCAGATTGTCGCTTCCTATTTGTTTTGAAGTTAATAATGAGATATCTAATGCAGATGAGCGTTTTATTAATGTTACCATTGATGTCTTGCATACTGGTCTTAATTTTAACGGAAGTATTTTTGACAAAGAAATTGTCGATGAGAATATTGAGACAATCAAAAACACTCCCATTTTAGGTTTCATTTCCGAAGATTCTTATGTTGGCAAAGACTTTAAAGGACATGAATATATCATAACAAAAACAGATAAAGATGGTATTACACGCAAATATATAGGAAGTGCTTATGGCGTGGTTCCAGAATCATGCAATCCTCGCTGGATAACAAAGATGTGTGATGATGGACAAGAAAGAGAGTTTTTACAAGTTGACGGCTTGTTATGGACAAAATTTAATGATGCAACAGATATTATGCTTAGAGATATTGAAAAGTCACATTCAATGGAATTGTACCCAAAAAATATTGATGGCTACGAAGATGATGATGGCAATTTTATATTTACTAAATTTAGTTTTGATGGATGTTGTATTTTAGGAATGTCTAAAGACCCAGCTATGATTAACTCTACTATCGAAGTTCAGTTTACAATGAGTGATTTTGTAAAGAACATTCAAAGTGAACTTAACGATAAATATAGTGCGTTTGAAAAAATAACAAACGACAAAGCTTTCACCAAAATGGTGAATAAAAAAACTAATCAAGGAGGTATTAAAACTATGTCGAATACGGATTTTACTCAGACTCTTTTGGCGCAGTTTGAAGATATTTCCACGATGGTAAGAGAACATGAGGTCACAAGGGATAGATGGGGAGATTCGGTTCCTCGCTATTATGCTGTTGATGTTCAGGAGAACGAAGTAATTGTTGTAGATAGAGAGTCTGGATACAATTATTTTGGTTTCGTATTTACCATAAATGGTGATAAGCCCGAAATAGATTTCACCAGTGGGAAGAGAAAGAAGCTTCGTTATGAAGACTATGTTGAGGGTGCCACGACTCCCGAAGGTGGCTTTGATTTTGGTAATCATATTTCTGAAGTTGAAGAGACTGCCTTTACTAAGGTTGAGGAAGCAAACACAAAAGTTTCTGAAGCTGAAGGCAAAGTTTCTGAGCTTGAATCAAAGGCTTCCGAATTTGAAACAGCTAAGAACGAGATTGAAGAGAAGTTCAATCAGATTAATGCTGAATTTGAAGAAATGAAGCCCAAGTACGAGGATTATGTAAGAGCTGAACAGGCTCGCATTGAAGCTGAGTTAGATGCTCAGAAAGATGCAGAATTCGCTAAGTATGAATCTGTTTTAATTGACGATATTAATTTTGCCGCTCTTAAAGAAAAGAAGGCTGAAATGTCGGTTAAAGAGATTGAAAGCGAATGTGCAATTTTGTATGCAAGAAAGAATCTTGCGACCAACTTTAGTAAGCCTAACGATGATGCTATGACCGCAGGACTTGTTGATGATGGCGAGAAAAACGGTTTTGTTGCAACTAAGTATGGCTATGTTCGTAAATCATAATAATTATTTTAATTTGTTTTATTTTTAAGGAGGAATTTAATATGGCTATTGATATGTCTAGAATCCATACAGTCGTAGACTCTGTGAACATGGCTTCGACCAAATATGCAGAAAGAATTTTTGATTGTGTGGCAGATGTTGATTTGGACAACGGTACTTTTGGCTATATGGCTGAACTTGTTGACCGTAATATTTATAAGTTTATACCTGGCACTAAGGCTGGTGAGAAAGTGCTTATGGTGGATGTTCCTGCATGGGACGAGGACGAGTCTAGCGTTTTGAATCAGCGCAGAAATCGTTTCTATATTCCTGCTGGTACACCTTTCCGTGCTCGTGTTGTTAAGGCAAACGACGAGTTCGGTATTACTATTGAGGGTGTTTCAGCAGATACTCAGACCATACTTTCTGAGCAGACTGATTTTATGGCTAATGATGTGTTTCTGACTGTTGGCAACGATGGTAAGCTTGTTGCTTCTGCTACTTCTACTGATGGCGCTATTATGGAAGCTCGTGTTGAGCGTAAGCGTCTTATGGGTGCAAAGCTCATTACTCCTCTTCGTCAGTATGGCAGTGACAACTTTATGTACGAAGCTCGCATCAAGGTTTTAGCTTAATTTAAGGAGGTAATAGATTATGACAAATTTTAGTGCTGAACAGAATCATGTATTTTCTCTTGCCGCAGACCTTGTTAGCGGCAACTATTCTCTTGAGGGCGGTCTTACCAAAAAGGATTTAGAGAACCATCTTCGTGAATCTATTAACAAGGACATTTTTGGCGGTCTGACCTTTGAACAGGCTCTCCGTCGTAATAAGAATACCGTATATGAGGTTATGGAGCAGATTACCGATATTGTTGTTGGCGAGAATGTTCTTAAGAGCGCATTCGTTGACCAGTTTGTAGAGGTTAAGAACCGTGTGTTTGGAGACCGTACTGATTGGGTTACTCAGGGTGATTCTCTGCTTACCGTTGCTTCTTTTGCTGGTAATCACTGGGACACCAACCGTCAGTCCTTCGACTCTGGTGAGAAGTTCACCCTTCCTTCCGAGTGGGCGTTTATCCATGTATATATGGAATTTGAGCGTTTTATGCTTGGCATTGAGTCTTTTGATAAGCTGACCAATGCTATCACTAAGTCTTTTGAAGCGTTCATTAACGAGCGTGTCTTTGCACAGTTCCACAATATTGCTTCCGCCGTTCCTTCTGAATTTGTTTACAATGGCAACGATGAGGACGCAATTCTTGGTCTTTGCGAGAAGCTTGAGGTATTTGGCGGTTACAACAACATGACAATTTGTGGTACTCAGGGCGCTCTTCGTAAACTTGGCAATATCCTCCCCGTTGAGATTCTTCCTGAATCTTTGAAGGAGCAGCGTGCTCTTACTGGTGCATATGGCGTATGGAATGGCTATAATTGTATGCGTATTCCGCAGGTAAAGAAGAACGACGCATTTGAGCTTGCTCTTGATAACAATAAGCTGTTTGTTATCGGTGCCGATACTAAGCCCATTAAGCTTGAGTACATTGGTGGCACTCGTGCAAAAATGATTGATGATGAGAAAGTTAACAACGACCTTACTCTTGACCTTCAGGTTCAGACTAAGTTTGCGCTTGGAACTCTTCTTCCTAAGTATTTCGGAGTCATTAATTTGGCTTAATAATTAAAGTTATATTATTTGAATTTATAAGAAAGGTGGTTTAGCTATGGCTTCACAAAAAGGAAACGCTAAACTCACTGTTGATACAGTGGATGAAAATATGGATGTAAAAGTTGAACACAAAGTAGATGTTGAGAAGAATATTAAAAAGGAAAAGCCTCTTGACAAAGATGACATAATCGAAGTTGTTTCGCTTGTTCCTAATGTTAGTTATGAAGATAAGAAATCTGGCGATATCTATAAATGGGAAAAGTCTGGTGAAATTGTTGAAATGACTTTTGATGTTATTAATTATATGCATCAAAATTATAAGACATATTTTAAGTCAATGTGGATTAAACCTCTTGATAATCGAGTTGTTAAGAAATTCGGTTTGGAATCTACTTATCGAGATTATGATTTCTTAATGGATGCTTCTAATTATACCAGAAAGAATGTTAATGAGATTTGTGATAGTATTCGTAAAACTCCTCAGTCTCTTAAGTTTGCAATTTGCAACAGAATTAAGAGTCTTGTTTCTTCTGGTGAAATTTCTGATATTCTCATTCTTCGTGAAATCGAAAAGAGTCTCAACATTGATTTAATCCCTTTGATTGGTTAATAAATAAAATTTGAGAGGTAGATATGATGGCTACTTCATATGAAAAACTTTACGAAAATCTTTTACCCAAATTTCGTAGTTATGAAATACCACTCATGTCTACTGAAGAAGTAAAAGATTATTTACACGATTTTCTTATACCTGCGATATCAAGATTTCATGTTTGTCGTAAGGACTTAAATGACAGAGATGATATCTTGCAAAGGTTTAATGTTGAGTTGTCGGATACAGAGATTGAAATATTGAGCAATTATATGCTTATTGAGTATATTGATTCTGCATATATAAGAGTTCCTTCTTTATTGCAGAAACAGATGCCTTCGAGTGATTTCAAAGTGTTTTCTGATGCTAATATGATTGATAAATTGATGGCAATGCATACAACCTATGTGAAAGAAAATGAAACTCTTCTCTCTCGCTATGCGTGGATGGGAGCAAAAGAATTAGGCGTGAAGCTTGGTGCTGGATATAAGAAAGCAAAATTTTAATAATAATTTAAATGAAAGGTGGTGGGTCACATGAAATGTTTAGATAGATTTAATAAACGAATGAATTTAAGTGGTGGGTCTCTTAGAGAAGAATATATTTTTAATACGAGAGAGTTGTTAAATGAAACATTTACAGACGACCCATCCTTTACATTTGGAATATATTTTTGGAGATTAGGTTTAAAAGAATACATTCACGAAAAGCCGATTGGTATTAGATTGTATGGTAGGGCATTTTCTGCTGCTAATGGTGTAACTGTTAAGTTTCAAACACCTTATGATACTCCTGTAGTTGTTGGAGATATCATATATGATGCTAACAAAGACGAATATTTGATTTGTACAGAAGCGTTTGATATTGATGGTATGCATTATAAAGGCAAATTTACTCTTTGTAACTGGATATTAAAGTGGCAGAAGAAGGATGGTACAATTTTGGAGTATCCTTGTCATGACATGAACTCTACACAGTACAACTCTGGTGAACAGTCTAATAGAAACTTTGTAATTGGTTCATCTCAGCATATGCTTACATTGCCTTGCGATGAAAATACTATGGAGTTAAGTACTCCACAAAGATTTTATCTCGATAAGGCTACAGTCAATCCTACTTCCTTTATTGTAACTCAGAATGATACTACGAGTTATAATTACGGCAAGAAAGGTTTAGTTAAAGTTACGGTATATGAATATCCAAACAACTCTGCTACTGACAGACCCGATT